AAAGTAAAGACGGAGAGTTGGAACAGGAAGTGAGATTTTTAAATGATGTTAAAGTATGGGAAGTTTCGCCAGTATTGGTGGGAGCTAATCAAAACACATACACAATTGGTGTTAAAGAATTTAATAAAGATAACTTATCCAATAATGATACAGATATTGATATTGACAATACTGAAAATGGAAAAGACATTGAACAAAGTTTGGTAGAGGGTAAAACCTTTGCTGATGAAGTTACAGAACTGCGTACCAGTTTAGTAGCGTTAATTGATCGTACTAAAGACCTTACGTCTTTACGATTAGAAAAAGAAAAACAACTTAGCAAAGAAAGTAGTGATTTACTTGTTGAACTACAACTTGACTTGGAAAAGGCTTATGGTGAACTAGCAGATATATTTGCAATAGCTTTACCAGAGGACAAAAAAGAACGCATTAACGTTGATGAATACAACGAATTAATCGCTAACCGATTTGCTATATTAAATGACACTCTTGGTGTCATAGGAGGAAACTAAAAATGGCGAATTTAGACGCTAAAAAAGCACAACTCCAAGAACTAAGAGAAAAAGCATTGAACGAGGCAAAAGAGCATAACTTTGCTGATATGACTGTTGAACAAAAAACAGCATGGGAACAACAAAATGAGGATATGGAAAAACTCGCATCTGAAATAAGAACAGAGGAAAAGTACAACTCACAAGTTGCAAACCTACAAGGTGAAGTTAAAGCTGGTGCAGAAGTGCAAAATGTAGCAATACATGATGACGCTCCTAAAGCACCTGCAAAAACTCTTGGACAAAAATTAATGGAAACTGAAGCATTTCAGAAGTTCATCAACAATGGTGCAAAGAATATTACATCAAAAGTTGATTACAACCCATTACTACAAACCAAAACTCTTTTAACAGAAACAGGTTACCCACCATCAGTTATTAGAGATGATTTGATCGTTCCAACTGCTTTAAGAAATCCAAATACAGTTATTGACTTATTTGACGTTATTCAAACTGACCAATATCAATACAAGTATTTAGAGGAAACCACATTTACAAATAACGCTGCAGAAGTCGCTGAAGGCAACGCTTTCGGAGAGTCTGCTTTAGCATTCACAGAGCAAACTGAAAACATCAGAAAATTTGGTGTTTCAATTCCTGTGACTGAGGAGTTACTTGCTGATGTGTCCGCAGTTCAAGGATATTTAGATAGTAGATTAAGGACTATGCTCCAACTTAGATTGGATAGCGAACTCTTAAATGGTAATGGTACAGCTCCAAACATTAGAGGTATCTTAAACAAATCTGGAATTAACACTTTTGATTATTCCTCATTTGCTGGAAACCTAAAAAGAATTGGGCAAATTTATCAAGCTATTACTGAAATTAGAAAAGACGCATTTGTCGAACCAGACGCAATTGTCATGCACCCAAGTGATTGGTATGACATTGTGACTGAAGTAAACGCAGTAACAACATCTGGTGCATTGCAACCATTGTTTGTTGGTGCAGGTATGATGAATGGATCTCCTCAAGCAAGTATTTGGGGTGTTCCTGTCGTTCCTACAACTGCAATTAGTGCTGGTACAGCATTAGTTGGAAACTTCGGCGGTGGACAATCTGTTCACGTTGTGTCTAGAAGTGGTATGGAAGTAGCTATGTCTGATAGTCATGACGACTTCTTTACTAAAGACAAAGTGATGATGAAAGCATCTCTAAGATTAGGTTTTCCTATCTACAGAGCAACAGCTTTCTGTTCAATTACTAACTTCTAAGAGTAGTAGTTATGGTTTTGTTTTCGTCCTCATCATTCGGTGGGGACGGAACAAACAAAGGAAAAGTTATGAAATTAAAAAAAGATTTATATATGAAAGACGGAAAGTTCGTACTTAGTGACGGACATCCTAAAGAGTTTGCAGGTCAAAGTGTTTCATTAGTTGCTCGTGCAGGTGATGAAATTTCTGATTTACAAGCAAAAGAGTACGGCTTAAAAGCTGAAACAAAAGCTAAAGCACCTAAAGAAAATAAAGCTAAGTAGGTCTTAAATGGCTCACTCTCAATATGTTGATAAGACAGAGGTGAAAGCATACTTAGGTTTATCAGGTACAGCACAAGACGATAATATTGATCGGTCAATAAATGGTGCAAGTCGTTTAATAGACGCATATTGTCAAAGAAAGTTTTATCAAGACGAAACATTACAAGTTAAATACTTTACACCAGTTAGTACAGTATTTATTGATGTGCCTGATATTTCAACAGATACAGGTTTAGTTGTTGAACTTGATACAACAGACAATGGTACATACGACACGACATTAGTAAAAGATACTGATTTTTATTTATTACCAGTTAATCCATTGTTTAATGTTGAGAGTGGTGGAACAAGTTATTACTATCCATATACAGAATTACGAATACTCGAAACACGTACAAGTGAACGATTTGAACCATTAATAATAAAAAATATAAAAATTACTGCTAAGTGGGGATTTAGTCAAATACCAGAGGCAGTTAAACAAGCATGTATTATACAAGCAGTTAGATTATGGAAACGTAAAGACACTCCATTTAATGTTTTTGGTAATGAACAAATTGGAACACAGGAATTATTTACAAAGTTTGACCCAGACGCAAAAGAATTATTAAAAGGTTTAAGACGTTTAAATTTAACAGGTCAAGTTATTTAATGTCGTTTTCAGTTCAATCAGGTAATTACAAAGTCGAAATAAAAGGCGTTCAAAAATTACGTAATAGATTAGACCTTGCAGATTTAACTGCACAACCTTTAAGACAATATATGCGTTTTGTAGGTGCAACAATAAGAGAGAAAGCAATTGAAAATGCACCAGAGGATTCAGGAGCATTAAAGCGATCAATACATTCACAAAGAATTAAAGATATTGGACGATTACCTGGTGGTGTTCGTATTTATGCAAGTTCACCTAAGGCACCATTTGTACATGGTGACCCAGCACGTAAAAGATTAAAATTAAGTGAACCTTATACACGTTCCAAACCACATTATGCACCAATTAAAGCATTGGAAAAATGGGGGCCTGTAAAACGTGGTGAAATATCAGCATGGGCAGTTCAGAAATCGATCGCTAACAAAGGAACACCATTAGTACCTTTCTTTCTTATTGCAGAAAAAGAAACACGAAGTAAACGTACTGCACATTTAAGAACAGTTACAAACCAAATTGAACTTAACTGGATAAAAAAGAGGTAAGATAAAGTTATGGCTTTACTAAAAGATATACGTGACGGAATTGGTACAAACTTAGAAACAATTTCAACTTTAAGTGTTTATAAATACGTGCCTGATTTTATTGAACCACCTACAGCAATAGTAGGAGTAATGTCTGTTATTCAATACGATCAATCAATGAATAGAGGAGCAGACAAATATGAAATACCTGTATTTGTTTATTGTTCACGTGTTGACGCACAAGATAGTCAAGAAACATTAGACGGATTTTTAGCAAGTTCAGGTGCAACATCAATTAAACAAGCTATTGAAACAGACAAGTCATTGAGTGGGTCTGCTCAAACTGTTAGAGTTAGTGAGGCAAGAGAGTATGGTGTTTATACAGCTAACAACATCGACTATCTTGGTGTAGAATTTACAGTAGAGGTAATTGCATGAAATACGAAGTAATAAACGGATTACAAACTAAAGATAAATATTTTGCTAAAGGTAGTATTGTCACGAACAAAGACATACCACAAAAAAGTATTGCATGGTTGCTTGAACAAAAAGAATTAGTAAAGGTAGATAATAAATATCAAGCTAAAAAACTTCAAGAAGTTGCAACGAAAGAGGAAGAAGAATAATAATGGGATATGGTAAACCAAAACCTGGTGGACGTAGAAGTTCAACCAGACGCAGACGTGGAGGAAGAAGATAATGGCTTTTATACATGGTAAAACTTCAGTTGTATATTTTGACGCAACAGATTTTTCTAGTTATTTAACTAATGTTGATATGTCAAAGACAGCAGATGTTGCTGAAACAACAACCTTTGGTAATAATAGTAAAACTTATATTTCTGGCGAAAAAGACGGAACAATATCTTTAACTGGATTATTTGACGCAACAGGTGACGCATTAGTTCAACCATTTATAGGAAGTGCAAGTAATCACAATGTGATCGTTGGAATTGATACTTTAACAGCTACAAAAAGAGTTTCATTTGCTAGTGGTATTTTTACAGAATATGGAATTAGTGACCCAGTAGCAGATGTTGTTGGTATATCAATGACAGTACAAGCAGACAATGGTTTTTATTCAGGTGAAGTATTAGAAAATGCAACTGTAACTGCTACATCAAGTGGAACAGCAAGAGATAATACAACATCAACATTAAATGGTGGTGGTGCGTTTTTACTTGTGACTTCAGCAAGTGGTACAACACCTACCTTAGACGCAAAGATTACACATTCAGCAGATGATGTAACTTATGCAGATTTAGTAACTTTTACTCAAGCAACAAGCACAACATCTGAAGTTAAAGTTGTAGCGTCAGGAACTACTGTAAATCGATACCTAAAGGTTGAATACACAGTAGGAGGTACTACACCAAGTTTTGATGTTGTTGTAGGTTTTAGTAGAGTAAATTAAGTAAAGGAGTATATATGGCATTTGTGCATGGTAAAGATAGCGTAATCAAAATTGATAATGCTGGTGGTACATTGACTGACATATCTAGTTATGTCAATAATGTAGATTTTCCTATAACAGCAGACGTTGCTGAAACAACAGTTATGGGTGATGACAATAAGACATATATCGTGGGTTTGAAAGACGCAACTCTTTCAATAACAGGATTATGGGATAGCACAATTGACGGCATACTTGGACAGATTGTTGGACAATCATCAACAGTTTCTTTTGAATTATCACCAGAGGGAACAACAGGCGGAAATGTAAAATATGAAGGCGAAGCAATTTGTACTGAATATTCTCAAAATCCACCAGTCGCTGATGTTGTATCTTATACAGCTAGTTTCCAAGTAACTGGAGCTGTCACTCGTGGTACACACTAAGTAATATAATTATTAAGAAAGAGAGAACGCATGAGTAAAAACGTAAAACGTTTAAGTATTACTGACATAGATAATTTGCCTAACGTTCCTACTAAAGAAGTCGTAATAGACGAGTGGGGCGTTAGCATATTATTAAAAGGCATTACAAAAGCAAAACAAATTGAATTAGCAAAGTTAATCGATACAGAAAAAGTTGACGCTTTTGAATATCAAAAAATGCTATTAAAGGTTTGTGTTGTTGAACCTGAACTTGATGATGACGCAATTAATAAACTTTACGAAAAAGATAGTAAAGTAATCGACAAAATTAACTTAGCGATCGCTGACCTTAATGGCTTTGGAGGTTCTGCTACGGCAGACGAATTTCCAGAATAACAACGACTTAGCATTTCAATTTCGACTTGCTCGTGACTTAGGCATGACTGTTGCACAATTAACGAGTACAATGAGTTCAAAAGAGTTTATCCAATGGGCAAATTTCTATATGTGGGAAAACAACGAAAGAAATAAGGCATTGGCTTTGCAACAAGCAGAAAGTAGAAAAAGATAATGGCGATAGCTGACATAGCAATAAATATAGTTACTAAAGGTAGTCAACTCGCAAAACGTCAATTAGATAATCTTGGTAAAGGTGCAGAGGGTTCAAGTAAAGCATTAGCAGGATTAGGTAAGGTTATGGCTGGTGCAGTTGCACTTGGTGCAGTTGCAATGGTTAAAGTATTAGCAGACGCAACTAAACAATTTATTGAATTTGATGACGCAATGACGCAATCATTGGCGATCATGAAAACTACAACAGAACAACAAGACGCAATGGCGTTGACTGCTCGTAGAGTTGCAACTGAAACTCGTATAGGTGCAACAGAATCAGCAGAGGCATTCTTTTTCTTAGCGTCAGCAGGTTTAGACGCTGAACAATCAATCCAAGCATTACCACAGGTAGCACAATTTGCTCAAGCAGGTATGTTTGACATGGCGACTGCTACTGACCTCGCTACTGACGCACAGAGTGCATTAGGTTTAACTGTTGATGACGCACAACAAAACTTGCAAAACTTAACACGTGTTACTGATGTACTTGTAAAAGCAAACACATTAGCAAACGCAAGTGTCCAACAATTTTCAGAGGCGTTAACAAATAAAGCTGGTGCGGCGTTGAAAGTCGTAAACAAAGATATAGAGGAAGGTGTTGCTGTACTTGCAGTTTTTGCTGATAGAGGTGTAAAAGGTGCTGAGGCAGGTGAAAAGTTAAACCAAGTATTAAGAGATATTCCACGAGCAACAGCAAAGAATAAAGAGGAGTTCAACAAACTTGGATTGCAGATGTTTGACACTAACGGCAAGTTAAGAAATGTTGCTGACTTAGTAGAGGAACTTGATCGTGTTTTGGGTCCTATGTCTGATGAAATGAAAGCAAGTACCTTAGACACATTAGGACTTAATCGTGGTGTTGCTGACGCTGTAAAAATATTATCAGGTGCAAGTGATGAAATAAGACAGTATGAAGAAAGTTTAAGAAATGCAGGTGGAACAACACAAGAGGTTGCTGATAAACAAGTTGAAAGTTTAGCTGGTCAATTAGATATATTACGTAGTCGTTTTGATGAATTGAAATTAACAATGATTGAAACAAACGAGGACGGCATAAGAGTAATGATTGACGGAATGAATAGATTTCTAGATAGCACAATCAACAACATTCCAAAAATAAAAATATATTTACAAACTTTGAAAGAAAGTACCGATCAATTTGGATTATTTGGTGGTGCATTAAATTTTGCAATTACTGGAACAGACAGAATGAATGCAAAACTAGATGAATTATATTCAAATACAGACGAACAAAATAGAGCATGGGATATATTAGTTTATAACATGCAAAACTTAGACGCAACAATGGGAACAGTAGAGGAACGATTTGCTGAACAAGCAAGACAATACTCATACAATTTACAAGCTAGTGAGGAGTTTACACAACAATTAGAGGATGAAAAAGAAAAAGAGGAAGAGTTAGCAAAAGTTCGTGAGGATAAAGCTCTAGGTTCACTTAATAAAGTAATGTCTGCTTATAAAAAATATAATGCAATTTTTGAAAACTTTGAGGACTTACAGGATGACGTTACTGACGCACAAGACAAATTAAATGACCAACGTGACCAAGAGAAATTAGCAAATGATAAACTTCAAACTGCACTTGATGAATTAAATAAACAAAAAGAAATATCTAAACAAGTTACATTAGAGGAACAGTTAGCAATAGAGCGACAACGTGAAAGTATTAAACGTTTAGAGGAACAAGAGGAACGCTCTAAAGTACAAAACTTAGAATTACAACTTGCAAAACAACGATTAACTGAATTAATTGACGCAAGTACAAGTGCAACAAATACAGAGGAACAAGCACAAAGACAATATGAACAAGCATTAAAAGAAGTTGAACGTCAACAAGAGGCAACTAAAAAAGCACAAGAGGAATATCGTCAAGCACAAGAGGATTTAGCAAAAGCTACTGAAAAGAATACTGAAAACCTTTTGGAAATGGCGATCGCCAAAAAAGCATTAGATGACGCAATTGCAGACGCAGAGGCAATTGGTGCTTTAGAAAATGGCCTCAAGCAAATGGTAAAAAGTGTCGGTGGTGACTTAGATACATTACGAGCAAAGTTTCAATCAATATTTGATTTACAAGGTAAGCCAGTTCCTAGCTTTACACCAAGTGATGGAGGTGGAGGTGGTAATGGTGGAGGAAGTGAAACTTTTGACCCATTAGGTAACTTAAAAGAGGACGCAACAGGAACATCAACATCAAGTAAAGGAAAATTTGATTTCTCTTTAGGTCAACGTGGTGGAGTTACAACTATAAATAATATTCAAGTAGCAGTTGAAGGTGCTTTAAGTGATAAGCAAAATATACAAGACGCAGTTGCTATTGCTGTTATTGAGGCACAGAAACGTGGAACAAAGGTTATTTTATAATGTCTGTTGCTTTTGATAGTAATGTAAATATAATTTGTGAAATTGCTTTTGATAGTGAACCTTTTGCAGAAACACAAATATGGACAGATGTAAGTCAATATGTAAGAGCATTTAGTACAACAAGAGGACGATCAAACGAACTTGCAGATTTTGTTAGTGGTGGTTTGTCAGTTAGTTTATCAAATACAGACAATAGATTTAATCCAACACAAACAACTTATTACTACGATAGTTTAAATAGTAAAACAAAAATACAACCTTTAAAAAGGATTCGAGTTAGAGCAGAGTATGACGCAACAACTTATGACATTTTTGAGGGGTTTTTAAATACAATTCCAGTTAAATTCGTTGCAGGTGGTGTAGATAGTATTGT